AATCTTAAGACTGCCGAGGTATCACAAGCTAGATCAATTTCCACTCTTGGTAATTGAGTTCTTTGTGTTCTAGTAGCAATGTGCATTGCTACCCAGTTAAGTACAGTAGGAGTAGAAGCTGCTGTACCTCCAGTAGGAACAGCGCACAACATGTACCTACCTTGCTGGAATTTATTAGCATTAACTACTAATGTCAAAACTGTAGTCATTCTAATGCCATGGTACCCTTTCAATTTGTTCCCAATTTGAACGTTATCAATAACATCAAATGGAACAAAGAAACCATCAGCATTAAAAGTAGAGACTATATCCGTAACGGAAAATAGTCCTGATTTGAACTTTCTTGGCCGAGCCAAGAAAGCGCGAATATCTTCGCTAATATCAACTCCTCCGGCTGCATCACTAGTTAAAGCTTCTGCAATACCATCGGTTGCCGAACCTTCAACAACAACTGCGTCATTGTACATATGAGTAGTATCGAAAGTTTCCTCTCCTCCCATCATAGTAGTAACTTCATCATTGCCCAATCGCCCACTCGATTGTAAGGTCACGTGGGTATATCCTATAATTTCTGGTTTTTCTGCTGACCCAGTATCTCGAACCACCTTAGGTCCATAGGATGGTTCATAGGAACCTATCTCCTGTCTAGTAGGAACTAACCCGCCCTCACTGGAGAAGTAAACTTGCGGTACAGGGCTTTTGGTTGTCACGGAACTTTCCTGAACTTTTGGTTCCATTTCGCTCTTGGAAAGAGCATCGCCAACAACCTCACGACTTTCGGAGTCGATTGCAACAACATCCAAATAAGGAGCTATCGCAACATAAAATGATTTGTCAATTTTACCAAATGAATTTTCAGCAATTTGTAAGTTTACTTTGAGAGTATTATAACGATTCGTATAGTAATCCAAAATCCAAGTAGTATTTATGACAGGGCGAAGCTGTAAAGCTTCAAGTAAAGGCTTAGAATATTTGTCCCAAGTTTGTTTAGTATGTAAAGATAGTTCCTTGAAGAATTCTCTAATATGTACTTCCAAAATGGCCAAATAATTTTGTCCTCTACGTGACCAACGAGGGGCTTCAAGAATTGTATTAAGACTCAAGGCACCTATCCACCGACAAAGACGATGGTCATAGACGAAATGGCGCTTTAGAAATGTTATTTCCGTAATATCTCTAGCAAGCCCGATTTCAGCATCTTTGTCATCCAGAGTTAATTTTAAGCCCAACCCGGAAAGGCATGCAGCTATAGAAGGCATATTAAATCTATCACGAATGCTATCATGACAAGAGAAACTATTGTCATCTCCTGTCACAATCAGTCGAACATTTTCGTTGAAAGGTTCATCAATATCTGGCATAATTTTAAAATACGCATAACGTAATACTAAACAATTATACAAATTGTTAATAAAGATTGTGAAAGGATGACCTGAAGGTAAGGAACAAAACCATTCATATATAACATCCTGAAATATATGTCTAGAATTAGTAACTTCCAACCAGAAAGTTTCTCTGGCTGTAGCATGTTCATCATCATACCACTCGTTTATGACTTGTAAAATTATCCATAATATGGTAGAACGTTGAGATATATCAAAAGCTGCATAATCTCCCGCCTCCACTTTACCAGTGTTTACGTGTGGACTAAAACCTAGTAATTTCCTTGTCATGCGATCCCATTCTTCTGAATATGGATTCATTCCAACAGCACTCTCATTGTCAATTCTATTTTCAACAATGAATTGAGCAAAAGCTCCAAAGTACATTCGGAATACCAGTAAGTAAACAAAAGGTGCTCCACAAAAGAGACGAGTGTTACCAGAAAGAACTTTAGATAATTTCAAAAGTTCATTCTTTAGATTGTCAGTAAAGATCCATAACCATCTTATACCAACATTAGCATCTTTAGAACACCTCTCAACTTCTTCCCGTAGTTGTTGAAATTGCGGAGTATCAGAATTTCTCTCCTCAAGAACACAATTCTTAATCCTCTCTGTTGCAGGATACAATTTCATCGGATAACCTGAAGAAGTGGAAGAGGCTATAGGGCCCCAAGATTCCAATCCTGGTACTCCCCATAGAGCCTCCTCTATAGTCAAAATTCGTCTCCTATGAAGTGGAAATGGAATAGAAAAGAGCATGTTTTTAAGATCCGCTACTGCTCTATCCATAGCAACTTGATCAATTTCAATGTCAGAAACAGGAAATTTAGCCATTGCATTGGCATAAGGATCCAAATCTCCTTTAACATTTAACAAAGCAGGTGCCTTAATCGATTCACCATTTCCATAATTATAATAAGGTGTTTTCCGGAAATCAGTTTTCCGTGGCGAATAAGCTAAATGTTGTTTATCCTTACTAACATTGGCAAGAACGTTAAACTTACCAAAATGGGTACTCTCCTTGGGAACAAGTAGTTCAATATTGCCTTGAAGAGATGGTTGTACCACTCTTGACAATATTGCTCTTTGTATTGCTTCCCTGGAAATAAAACCGCTATAGCCTCGTGAAAAGGATTCACTACCTCCGAAATGCATTCCTAAAATTACTCTTTCTGAGAATTTTCTTCCCAGTAAGAAAACTAAGGAACCACAATCACCTTTGGTCGATTCACATATGTATTCAATAGCTTTAGGAATAACAAATCCTTCCATCTTAATACTAACTAAGGTTGCAGTAGATTGGAATGTTTTCTTTTCCATTGGCAAGTCAATTTCAATATTGAAAACAGAAGGTAGATGATCTAAATCACTCTCATTAAGAAAGTACTTAATACAAGGACGCTTCTCTCGTTTCAAAAGAATCTTAGCTAGCACACAATGTCCATTAACTAATCCTTCATCATCGTCCCAAGTATCATCATCAATCCATCGTTCAATATCACCAGAGGGTACTATGTATTCAATAAAACCCATAGTATCCGCAAATACAAGATCAAACTCTGGGTATTTAGCATGACCCCACCATATTTCTTCAAGGAAATGAAGCGGCAACATTACATGATTAGTGTCCAAATACAAGCATTGTCCAATCACTGCTTCTTTTTCAGTTCCTACTAAACGAACTGTTCCCAAATTCCTATCCGATAGTGAACGGAACAATGGGTCAGTTGAGACTGACAAACTCTGCAGGTTATTGACTGGCGATGCCACATTTGGCCCACTACTTCTACCCATTTTAAAATTGTAATTCTTCTTACCTTTAACATTATTTCTCACAATCTTATGTGTAGTATGATAATTTTGGGGTTTAACTTCATCAAGTTTAAGTTCTGGCCAACTACTATCCACT